ATAAAAAATTAAAAACAAAACAAAATGCCATCAAAATCAGAAAAACAACAAAAATTCTTTCAGATAGTAAAAGCCTATAAAGATAAGAAAATGTCCGCAGCAGATGTAGGAAAGAATGTGGAAGATGCAGCTAAAGACATGTCAGATAAAGAAGTTGACAAATATACTAAATTGACAAAAGAAGATATTGATGAACTAAGAGAATTATTAAACATGAAAAAAGAAAATGTAATGCCAGATGTAAAACCTAATGATGGAGAAAATGCAGAAGAAGGTAAGATGGCAAAAAATCAAGCTAAAGACATTATGAAATATGCTTTAGAGATTCACAAGATGATAAATGAAAGAGATGATTTACCGGAATGGGTTGAATCTAAAATAACAAAAGCTCATGATTACATGACAACCCTATGTCAATACATGTCAAATGAATTAGAAAATGATTCTAATGCATTTAAAAAGACAGATGAGGCATATTATAGTAGAAAGCCTAAGAGTGGAAAAGTTGGAGGTATTGGCAGATTAGTTGGTGCTGCCATGTCGATAGGAAAGAAATAAGATGTTGTATATATTTTTTGGGATTGAAACAATGTAATAAAATGCAAGACATGGATTTAATAAAAAGGATTCAAGAGTATTTTGGATTTAGTAAAACTGGACAATATGATCCGTTGACAGAAGCCGCGGTAAAGAACATTCAAAGAAATAATGAAATTTACCCCGACGGAAAATTAGATGACTATACCGTTAATCTTATTTTTGAAGGAGAGCTAACTACTGATTTTTTAAGTAGAGTAGAGGTATCTGGCGACTTAGTAATTGACCGGAGACACATGCCTGATAAAGAGTATATAAAGACAGAAACAAAAAAGGAATATATATTCTTACACCACACAGCAGGATGGGATAATCCGTATAATGTTATTCATGGATGGACTGCGGATACTAGGGGTAGGATAGGAACTCAATATGTTATCGGTGGGCAGAATGTTACAAATGTTTCACATAAATACGACGGCGTAATTGTGGAGGCTTTCCCTAAAGAATACTACGCATATCATTTAGGAATCGGAGCTACTTACATGCACTCTAGGTCTGTAGGGATTGAATTGTGTAATTTTGGATACTTGACAAAAGAAGGGACTAAATTTTATACATACACTAAAAGAGAAGTAGACCCTAGTCAAGTAGTCACATTGAAAAAAGATTTTAGAGGGTTTAGACATTTCCATAGGTATTCTGACAATCAAATATCTGCATTGAAAAAACTACTTATAAAAATATCTAACGACCACTCTATAGATTTAAAAGGAGGATTATACACTTACTTTAATTCACAAGACCCATTTGTAGCTTTGGACTATAAAGATGATGTAAAGAAAGGTCTTGTAAAAGGCGTATTCTCTCATACCAATGTTATCATGTCCGGCAAATGGGATATTTTCCCGCAGGATGAAATGATTGATATGATAAAAAGCATTTAAACAACCGGGTCATACGTTTCTGATTTTTTTGGATTTCTTATCTTTTTACTTGGCGGTAAGTAGAAGTTGTCTTCTTTACCATCTATATCTTTTGACAGGTCGTAAATATTCCCCATGACTTCAAAAGGGCATATTAAATGAGTTAAATCTTCATTCGAGAAATTATGTCCTATGATTTTTTGTATCTCATTTAACTTATCTTTTGTTATGTTACTAATGATATTTAATCTTTTAATTTCTTGGTATCTATATAATGGATAGTCCCCGCAGAAAAATTGTAAAGTGACCGGATTCCACCTTACCCTTTCTAGCCTTATATATAGCTTGTAATCGTCTCCAAGGGATCTGCTTAGTATGTTATCATTTTCATAGATTCGATTCCCTAGAGAGTCTCTAAAGCCCGTCCACGCATCACAGGACTCAAGAGAGAATCCTCGAGGTGTTCCTGCATAGACATATCCTAAATCTTTGTTGTCGGTATCGAATATGTTTTCAAATACTTCAATAATTTCACCTTTCTTTAATTCCGCAAAACTTTTTTCCGCTTTAAACCTCAGTCTAAAAATAGTCTCCATAGTATGTTCATGTTTAAAAATAAATAATAAGTGCAAATATAGTAAAAACAATTCACTTACGCAACTATTTTTTCATTTTTACGTTAAATAATTGTTTATAGACCTGTATATCATGATTATATCCCATAAGTATAAATGTATCTTCATAAGAATTCCTAAAACTGGTTCAACTAGCATAGAGACCTATTTAAAGGAAGTCGACCCGGATTGCATTTCATCAGAGGACAAACCTCCGTATGGACACGAAACATGTTCACAGTTGCTAGAAAAACATGGTCATACAATATGGAACTCTTATTATAAGTTTACCTTCATACGCGAACCTTATCAGTGGTACAAATCATACTATTCAGATCTTTTAAATTATTCTTGGGATGAGGACAGTGAATTAGCAAAAAAAAATTTAAGTTTAGTTTTGACAGATGATAACGCGCTCCCGGAGCCTGTCAATAGCACATTGCACGAGAAGCATGTAATGATAATCCAGGTACTTAATGATTTTTGGTTCTACCCTGCTATAAATGATAATATAATGGATAATCATGTAACTCAAATATCATGGATAGATAAGCCCATTAATTTTATAGGACGTACAGAATTTTTAGATGAGGACTTCAAGGATATATGCAATAAATTAAATATACCATTTACCGAGCTAAAGAGATTGAATACATCTGATTCTCATAAATTAAGTCATAGTGAAGGAGCTAAGAGATTGATTAAATGTTTAGCAGATAAAGACTTAGAATTATATTACAACATAAAAACAATAACAAACAATCGTTATTAATGTGTAATTATATGAAAAAGTAAGTTTATAGCAAAATAACACTATTTATAATAAAACACTGTAATTATGGGCAGACCTAAGAAAACAGAAGTAGATTCGCAAAAAGAAGTAAAGACGAATCAAGAAGTTCAAAAGAAAAAGAAAGCATCTCCTGTAAATAAGACAAGAGAGGATGCTTCGGGATTTAGAACCACATTACCTCCAGAGCATGTGTATAAAATTAAGGTAACTACTTCGCAAGGAGAACGAGTTATAGTTACCGACAGTGTATCAAGGATAGTAGACGCAATTAAAAAAGCAAAACAAGGGGAAAAATCTATATTACATAAATTAAAAGATGCTACACTAAGTTTTTTCAGAGGATTTAAAAAATAGTTTTACATGAGTGGTATTATCATTACCGATTATTTGAGAAGATATTTACGAAAAGATTTAGACAACTTTCATAAATACTTACAGATTATAGCAGAGGAAGGTGCTGATTATAGTGATAGGTTAATTCGTCGCAGGGATAAACTACATCTAAATGCTATTAAAGGATTGTTTGCATTTGTCGTAGATTCTAAAACATTTAATGACATCTCTTCCGCAGATAGAATTTATTTTCTAATTGATGCCATGTATTATTATTTCCCATTCGGAAGACATGAAAAGATGAAAAAAGATGAAGCATTCATTTATGATGTCTTTATCAAGGAATGTAGGAAAGAAGATGTATTGAGGAGATCGGAGTATGAGAAATGGCTAGTCAAAAAAAAGGGCGGGGATTACTGGAAATGGATGCATCAGATACTAGGAGCACAATGGGAAGAAGCAAAGAATGAATCAATGAAAATGAAAAAAGCATATAAAGAAAGAGTAAAGAACAAAGATTTAAGAAACCAATCCATAAACCCAGAAACATGAATTATAATGATGAAGACTTCCTAAGAAGAATAGTAGGCGTAGGAACATTAGGATACTCATTAGAAAAAATAATGAATGTATTAGATATTCCTACATCTGATATGAAATCATTTACAGATGAATTTTACAATAAGAATAGTGAAGTATATAGAGCATACAAGAAAGGAATAGATAAAGCAGACTACGTTATAGACATGAAACTATTTGAAGAAGCTAAAAGTGGAAACATAAGAGCTTTAAAAAAATATGAAGAAAGAAAAGATAAAGAAATATATAGACAACGGAGAGCCCAAACATTAAAAGATGAAGAATAAGATTGAATATATAGATGTAAATAGATTATCAGAGAATCCAAGAAACAGTAAGATACATCCGGATGAACAGATAGCAAAATTAATGAAGAGCATCACAGAGTTCGGATTTAATATTCCTATCCTCATTGATAAGAAAAACATGATTATTGCTGGACATGCTCGATTCCTGGCAGCTAAAGCATTACATATAGATTCCATTCCATCTATCCGCATCGAAAATTTAACAGATGATCAAATAAGAGCTTACTCCATAGCAGATAACAAACTAACAGAATTAGGAGAATGGGATTATACAAAATTAAGCGATGAATTAGAATATCTCAATTCTGTTGACATAGATGCAATGGCCATGGGATTTGATTATGAGGATTTTGAAATGTTAAATGAATCTTTCCAAAATGATGATGACATCTTATCTGCAACTAAATCGGAATCTTCTCCTGCATCTAAAAATAAAAAAAGCATTGTCTTCTCATATAACATAGAAGATTATACAAACATGATGAAGAAATTCAAGACAGTGATGAATGAGAACGACATAAAAGCTAACGCAGAAGTTATAAGATTATTGATTGAACACTATAATGAAAGACATCATGAGTAAACTAAATATAGAAATTGTTGACATCGAGGAAATAAAAGAATCAAATTACAACTCTAGAATACATAGCGAAGCTCAAGTAGAGAAGATTGCGAATAGCATAGCAGAATTTGGCTTTGTTAATCCGATTATTATAGACGAAGAGAATGAGATTATAGCTGGGCATGGAAGATTTATGGCAGCGAAGCATTTAAATCTTGAAGAGGTTCCCACAATAAGACTCACCCACCTTACTGACGATAAAAAAAGAGCTTTCATCATAGCAGACAATAAGATAGCACTTTCCGGAGAATGGGATTACGATATGCTAAAGGAAGAGTTCGATATTATACTAAAGAGTGAAATGGATATTGACTTACTAGGTTTTAACAGAAAGTTCATAGACTCCATGTTTAAAGAGAAAGATCCGGATGCCCTTGTCGTACATAAATTAAAGACGCTAAAAATAAACTTTGATGCTGATGAT